GTCAGTCCCAACGACCTGTTTGTCAAAGACAAGTATGTGAGTGAAGAACTGCGTAACTTGGCCAAGGAACTTGGCGTGTTAATGGTCACAGCATCGCAGTTGAATCGATCGGCTGTGGAAGAAATTGAATTTGACCACTCGCACATTTCAGGTGGTATCAGTAAAATTAACACAGCAGATAATGTGTTTGGTATCTTTACTTCACGTGCTATGAAAGAACGTGGCAAGTATCAGATACAGTGTATGAAATCTCGAAGCTCGACCGGCGTTGGTCAAAAAATTGATTTGGAGTACAACATTGAAACTATGCGCATTACTGATGAAGGCGGGGACGAAGGAACCGGGTACAATCGTCCCCAAAGTTCACTTATGGACTCAATCAAAGCTCGAAGTCAACTCAAGCCTGCTGATACCGACTCACCGGGCAGTACATCTACCAAGTGGGAAAAGCCAACAGGAACACACGCTTGGGATTATCAATCTGGTGGCAAAGAATTAAAATCTGAGATTGCAGAAAAAATCACAGCAGATATCCAAAGTACAAAACTCAAGCAATTGCTTGGGCAGATTAAACATACTTAACCAATTAATATTGTGTTAACATGTTGTATAATTCAGGCAGATAAGTTTTCATCTGAATTTTTTTGGATGCATCTTGTTTTTTGATTTGCTCAAGCATCGTTTGAAAATTTTGTTGATTTTGATCTGTGTGTATTGGTCCGATAAAAGTATTATAATCAACTGCAGATAGTTGACGTTTTAATATTTTTTTAATTGACACTGGAAGTGCTCTTGGCTGTAGCCAACTTGGATTATATACCGGGTTTACAGAGTATACTATATTATTTGTATCAAACCACTCAATGGTTTTATTATGATATAAAATATTTAAATTGCTCAAGGTGTAATTTGAACTAATATTCTCAGTTAACTCTCGGAAAAACACTAAATTGTTATTAAGATCCGCCCAGGTAAGAGGGTATCTCATGTATTCAAATACAGATTCTATTCCGTCGATGCTGACAGAAAAATTAATATTTTTAAATTTTGATAAAACTTGTTTTTGTCTAGAGCTTAATTTTACACTACCGTTTGTGACCATACTTAAAAATATATCGGTATTTCCTAATTCAGCAAGATGTTCTAGCAGATCAAAGTTTTTCTTTTCATACAAAGGTTCGCCGCCAATGAGACTTAGCATTTTAAGTTCTTTAAAATCAACTTTAGTTTTTACTTTATCTAAATCAATAAATTGATATTTTCTTAAAGGAATTTTAGGAGCAGTTCGATGATTTAACTGCGCCCAACTACTGCTGGCAGAAGAATTACAACTTACACAAGTTGCATTACAGGTATAACTGGTAAACAATTTGAGAATTAAAATATCATTCAATTTGCCGTCGACCGCATCTTGTCTAATAGATTCTATATCCCTGTCCCAGTAAACATCTAATGCAGTATTTTTTACCTGCCGATCGCTTTTTAATCCATGTTCTTCAAGATTCCAGCATTTTTGACAAGCTGAAGTTTTGATCCCCGCTAACAAGTCTGATTTAATTTGATCAATGTTATAAGTTTTGGGCAACAAACAACACGGTGTTTCTTGAGAGTTCCAATTTATTTCTTTTCCAACCCAGGGCAAAACACAAAATGTATCCATCTTTTATTTAAGTATAATGTATGTTAGAATCAAATAAATAACACAATATGAAAATACTGACTTTAGGAGATAGTTGGACGTATGGATCAAATGAATGCGGCCTAGACCCAATGGTGATTTCGTGGCCAGCGCAACTATCTAAAAAGTATAATATTGAAGTAGTAAATCTCGCTCGCGGTGGCAGTAGCAATCAACGAGCCGCTAGGATTGGTATTGAAGAATTGTGTCGCGACTCTAATTATGATTATGTTATATTTCCTTTGGCACCTGCCTCGAGAACTGAAATTTTAAAATTAGGAAAATGGAACCAAGTGTGGCCTGGCCGAGATACACTTAGTCCTATTGATAAAATTTATACTGATTGGTGGCATGAATGGAATGATGTACAACAAACCATAATGTTAAGTTTTTATTTTATTCATAGTGTACAAGCCTTGGGCATTCCACTGTTCATGTCTGGGCTAAGTTTATACCCATCACAATATACCAAAGAATTATCTTGGATATTAAACTATAAAAATGACAATGATTTTAACAGTTTAAATATGCCATTAGCAGAACTTAATATCGGCGTCAACGATCTTGACCGCAAACTAAAATCATTAAAAGCAATTCATTTTGCAAATTTAAAATTGCAACCAGAATATCTATATGATATATGTCAATTTTATTTTTTAAATCCAGACACACAACAAAAATATAGCTATTCCTACACCAAATTTAAAGACCACCCCGACGATGTAGGATATCTTGCATTAGCAGATTATTTTGCTGGTAAAATTGGCTTAATTTAGAACAGTAAACCGCTAAATAATAAAAAGGTTCTAGCCCAAAATGCAAAAGAAAACTCGTAGTTTATTAGAAGAATTAGACAGCATGTATGTGGAGCGCGACTCCCGCTATGTTATCGAAAATCGTGCTGGTAACATCATTGCCAGTGCTATACGCCTGCTAGAGCAGATTGACTCCAGTTACGAGCCCGAGGCAGCTAAAAATTTGCAACGCAAGTTGATCAATGCCATTAACCTGCGCGACCCAGGTAAATTTACAAGAACCGTGAGAAAAACTGATGCAAATTCATGAGTTAAATCGTTCACGTCGCGCAGACGAAGGCGTTTGGGATGTAGTAAAAGGCGTTGGCAAAGCAGCCAAAACTGCGGTTGCACAAGCGGTATCTCCTGGAGCAGGAACAACGCAAGACTTCAGAGCATCAAGTGCAGGTATTCTTGACCCAAAGAAAAAATTAGACGCTGTGATGAAAAATTCACAAATGGCTGGTCTAGCAACAAAGTATGCTGATGAGTGGTTAACAGATAAAAGATCACAAGTGTCGGCAGCTCCTGCAGCCGCGCCCGCACCTGCCCCTGCGGCAGCTCCTGTCCCTGCGGCTAAACTAACAGCACAACAACAGGCCGATAAGAAAGCAGAACTATTAGGCAAACGAGGTGCTGGCAAAACAACTGCCACCCAGACCGGCTCGGGATTCAAAGACTACGTTGGTGGAAGTCAAAACAAGTTAATTACCAATCCAGATGGTAGTACTTCAATGAAGAAACTACAGCGTGAATCAACCTATTATAATTTTGATTACATCTTAGAAAGCATTATTAACGTCAACGAAAAAGCCGCAGTGGCCACACCACCTGTTACCAAACCTGCACCTACCACTGTCAATGCTCAGGGATTTAATTACGACAACGTGATGAAAATGAAGGGCATGGAAAAATATGCCAAGCCATCTGGTGGTACGCAACCACCGGCACAACCCGTCGGACAAGCACAACCACCTGCCGGACAGACAACGCCTGGGCAACCACCTGCCAAACAAGCACAACCACCTGCCGGACAGACAACGCCTGGGCAACCACCTGCCAAACAAGCACAACCACCTGCCAAACAAGCACAACCAGCCGCGGGCGCACAATCACCTGCTGATCCCGAATATATTAAAAACTTTTTAGAGTTTGCCAATGAAAAAATTGCCATGCGCGATTCGGCCACGTACAAAATGCTTGGATTAAAAGACGCCGAAGGCGTGACTGAATTAAAACCAGAACTAGATACAGCCAAGCAAGCAGTTAAAGATGCCCAGGGCGATCCTGCAAAAACTAAAGAAGCAGTTAAAAATTATATTTTAACTGCCATGGCTGCACTACAACTGGAAGCGTCAAAAAATAAAGTAAAGGCCGCGTCACCTGAAGCACCTGCATATGGACAGCAACCAGCACCGGCCGGGCAACCTGGAGCCACTGGAGCGGCTGCTGCTCCGGCTGCAGGTAAGATAACAGGAGCCGGTGCAGTAGCACTGCTGACCCAGGCTGGGCTAGGACCTCAGGTGTTAGGCAAAGCAGGTGAAGCAATTCAAAGGGCCACTGGCAACAAACAACTATCCAAAACCGGTGATTCAGTAATTGACACCATGCTAGAAGGTATGGGGTACACTGTATCATGATATTAAAAGAAGGCGGAAATGTTTTTAAAGACGCAAG